CAATATGATAACCAATATGGCAAATTGGTTATCATATTGGTCTTGATGTTAAATATGATGGTTATCCGGGTTTTGTAAATGTTGAAGACGGTGGATTTGATTTTAATACATTTAAAAATTTGAATTATAAAATATATGATGAGAGATATAATGAAGTACAAGGATTTACTTCTTGGGGTGAATATCTTTGTATTCCACAATAAAAGAATATTATGAAATTTGGATTATTTTTAGTTGGTAGTAAAGGACAACAAGTTCTGGAAAATATTGTTGAAGACCTTGATATTAAGTTTGTTTTATCATATAATGATAAAGAAATGTTTGATAATTCATTTTATTTAATAAAAGAAATTTGCCTTGGCAGAAAAATACCTTTTTTTGAAGGAAAAATATTACCACCAGAAGAATATGAAAAAGTAGATAAAATATTTGTGATTGGTTGGCAATTTTTATTAAAAGAAAATTTTGACAAATTAATTGTAATACATGATTCGAAATTACCCGAATTTAAGGGATGGTCTCCAACAATTAATTACTTGATTCAAGGAAGTTCATATCTGGGTGTAACAGCATTCAAACCAACTGAAAAAATGGATACTGGTGATATATATTATCAAAGGACAATTGAAATTAAATACCCAATAAAAATTAATGAAGCAATAAATCTCGTTTCACAACTATATGTTGATATAATAAAAATTATTGTTATTAGCAATCCCAAACCATATTTAATGAAAGGAAATGAATCATTTTGTATTTGGAGAAATCATGATGATTATTTTATAAATTGGAATAATTCTGCAGAAGAAATTAAAAGATTTGTAGATGCAGTAGGATATCCATATGCTGGTGCAAAATTTATGTTTGAAAACAATGAATTAACTGTAATTGATTGTGAAGTTGTTGATGATATTAAAATTATTGGAAGAGAAATACATGTTGGTAAATTTTTAAAATTAATTGATCAAGCACCGATTATTATATGTGGACATGGATTAATTAAATTAACAAAGGTTGTTGATAATAAAAATATTGAATTTAAATTTAATAAATTAAAAATAAAATTATGAAATTAGCACTTGTCACCAGAGCAGATGATAATATTAAAGAAATGACAGACATAACATTTCCGCCAATAAAAAATTATGCAAATAAAATTGGTGCTGATTTTATTATATTGTCAGAAAATCCGCCATTTCTAACTGCAGATGACAAACCACATTACAGAATTTTAAAGGTTTATGATATTTTAAATGAATATGATAGAGTATTATGTTTAGATGCGGATATGTTAATAAATAAGAATTGTCCAAATATATTTGATATTGTTCCTGAAGACATGATTGGGTCGATTTATGAAGATAAAGGAAGCAGAAGATATGACAGGCATCAAAAAATATTAGGTATACAGAATGCTTGGGGCAATGTTGGCTGGAGGGAAGGATATACAAATGCAGGTACTTTTGTATTATCATCAATGCATAAAAATATATTTTTACCACATAAAAATCAATATTGGCTTGAATGGGGGTCAGTAGATGTGCATTTAAGTTATAATATACATAAGTATGGTTTTAAGGTTAAAGAATTAGAATATAAATGGAATCATATGACAATGTTTTCTGAATCTTGGCTGAACGCCAATAGATTTGAATCATTTATTATTCATTATGCAGGTGGTGGTATTTTTGAAAGAGATACAATAAAAACAAGAATTGAACAAATAAAAAAAGATTATGAAACAATTTACGGCAAATAAAAAAATTTTAGTTATACAACCATATTATTTGGGTGATATTATATTTGTAATGGCTGCAGTACAAAAATATGTAAATGAGGGATATAATGTCATTTTTCCAGTTCGTGATGAATATTTGAATTTAAAAAAGAATTTTCCAACAGTTAATATAATTTCAATTAATCAAATACCAAATTTAATTGAAAAATATAGTAGTATACAGATAATTGAAGATGAAGAATATATTACTTTACCGTTTCATAAATCAATAATTAGAGAATCTGAACATTTTCATATGAAAAACAAATATAATTATGTAGATTTGCCTCTTGAAACATGGAGAAATATACAAATTACAAGAGATTATGAAAAGGAAAAAGAATTATTAAATTATTTAAATATACAAGATGGTGATAAATATAATTTAATTAATGAATTTCATCGTCCATTTTTTCAAAGAACACCAATAGTTGTTAATAATGGCAATAAAAATATTTATATGAATAAAATTGATGGATATAGTCTTTTGGATTGGATTGGAGTAATGGAAAAAGCACAATCTATTCATACTGTTGCAACTTCAATTATTTTTTTATTGGATGCAATGGATATAATGCCTGAAGATATGCAGATATATAGAAGATTTAATGAAAATACTGGTGGTTATTATGATCATTCAGCTTATAGTTATTTATTAAATAAAAAATATATTTATCATTAATAGTTATAATTATGTTAGAAAATTATTCAATCGATAAAAATGGTGTTATATTTCAAATTAATATTACTGAAAATGTTAATTATAATAAAGATTATGTTGAAAATAGTTATGAAAAATATGGTGAATTAACAAATTATATTTCATATTTAAGATATGGATATTTAATTGCGTCAATTAAAAAAACACCATATTCTTTATTGGATTTTGGATATGGAAATGGTGCATTTTTAAATGTATGTAAAGAAAAAATAAAAAATTGTTATGGTTATGATATTGGAGAATTTGATGTACCCAATGGTATTGAGAGAATTATGAATATTAATGAATTATATATTAAATATTTTAATGTTATTTCTTTTTTTGATTCATTGGAACATGTAAAAGATATATATTTTTTAAATAGATTAGATTGTGAATATATTATAATTAGTGTTCCTGAATATCATAATTTTTCTGATGAATGGTTTAAAAACTGGAAACATAGAAGAATGAATGAACATTTTTGGCATTTTTCAGAACAAGCATTAATTAATTTTATGCGAAGCCAAGGATTTAGTTTAATTAACATATCTAATATTGAAGATATTATTAGAAAGCCAGAATATAATTATACAAACATATTAACGGGAGTATTTAAAAAAAATAAATGATAGAAACAATAAGATTTAATGGGAAAAAATATCCATTGCATCAAACAATGGGCAACGGTACTCAATTTGCAGCACCTTATGCTAAACATTACTGTAAAGGAGTTGGCTATGATGTTGGTTGCATGAAAAAAGAATGGGCATTCCCGGGTGCAACGCCTATTGATATTGCATTTCATGATGGATTTCATGCAATGAATTTTCCTTTTCTTGAAAAGGTTGATTATATATACTCCAGCCATTGCCTTGAACATATTTCAAATTGGGTTGAAGTTTTGGAATACTGGTATTCTTATTTAAAGGAAGGTGGTGTAATATTTTTATATTTACCACATTATGATCAAGAATATTGGCGACCTTGGAATAATAGAAAACATGTAAATGTTTTTACTGCAGAAATAATAAGAGATTGGATGATACATAAAGGATTTATTAATATTTTTTATAGTGGAAAAGATTTAAATGATTCGTTTATGATTGTTGGTGAAAAAACAAAATAAATTATGATAACAAGTAAACGGTTAAAATTTGGAGAAACTATTGTTGATATTAATAAAAGAAATTTTATTAAATCAAAAGTTAATGAATTAAATAAAATACCATTTGCAATTGCTGAAGTTGGTGTATATAAAGGTGGTACTGCCAAGATAATATTTGGAGCAATGAATAAAGAACATGATTTATATTTATTTGATACATTTGAAGGAATTCCAAATAAATCTGAATATGATAATGTTGTGGGTATTGGTGACTTTGGAGATAGTTCATATACTGAAGTTCAAAAATTATTTAATAATAACAAAGTACACATACATAAAGGAATATTTCCTCAAGATACATCTAAATATATTGATAATATAAAATTTAAACTTGTTCATTTGGATGTTGATACATATATTTCATATAAAGAATCATTAGAATTTTTTTATGAAAAAATGATAAAAGGGGGTTGCATAATTTTTGATGATTATAACGTACCAACCTGTTTGGGTGCAACTAAAGCAATTAATGATTTTTTTAAAGACAAAACAGAAAAAATAAAGAAAAGTGGCGAAAGTTATTTTATAATAAAAGAATAATGAAGATATTAAAAATTTTAAAATGAATAAAGTTTTAGTAATTGGCGATGGTTGTAAAGATGTATTTCAATATGGAAAGTGTGAGAGGTTAAGTCCTGAAGCACCTGTTCCAGTATTTAAACCAACAAAAAACAAATCAAATGGCGGAATGGCAGTAAATGTATATAATAATCTTATTGCATTAGGTGTTAAATGTGACATTCTCACATATAGTGGTATTACTAAAACTAGATATGTTGATGAAGTAAGTAATCAAATGTTACTTAGAGTTGATGAAAATGATATGATATTTGTTTCTCCTAGCACATATAACAAAATTAAAAATTTTGATTATAAAGCATATGAAGCAATTGTTATTAGTGATTATGACAAAGGATTTTTAAATGAAAAACTTATAGAAAATATTGCAAAGAATCATCCATTAGTTTTTATGGATACTAAGAAAAAAATTAATAAGTGGGCAAAAAAAGTTAAATATATTAAGATCAATGAGAAAGAATTTAATCAGAACAGGGATTATTTAATGTTTGAACATCCAAATGATGTAATAGTGACATTAGGTAAGGCTGGTGCAGCAAAATATTATATTGAAGATGATGAACGCAAAGCAATGTATTTTTATAACACAATTCAGCATCCTGTACGTGATCTTACTGGTGCGGGAGATACATTTCTTGCGGGATTAGTTGTTGGATATTTAGAAAAAAATAATATTAATGATGCAATTATATTTGCTAATAAGTGTGCTGGATGGGCAGTTACACAAAAAGGTGTGAGTATTGTTGATAAACATAAAATTGAATAACATGATAGAAATTATAAATCCAAAATACGTTGAAAAAAAATGGGGTTATGAATTAATCTTACATAATAGAGTAGATTACTGTGCAAAAATTCTACATTTTAACACTAAAGGTTCTAAATTCAGTTTACATTTTCATAAAGAAAAGGCTGAAACTCAGTATGTAGCTAAAGGTGCATTTAAGCTGATTTATATTAATACAGATACGGCAGAAAAACTTGAAAAAATGTTGACTGTTGGAATGACAATTGACATTGACAAATGTTCACCGCATCAATTAATTGCTTGGGAAACAGATAGTGAAATTTTTGAAGCATCAACCATGCATTATGATTACGATAGTTATAGAATAGAGAAAGGAGATAGTCAATTATGAAAGCATATAGAATTAAATATCGTTTAAATCAGAACTATATTGATTATAAAGTATTTAGTTTTGAAACTGAGCCAACAAAAGAAGAATGTCGTGTTTGGCTCTGGAACATATTAAACAGATACGGTAAATTTGATTGGGAATTGGATTTTAATAATATTGAAATATTACAAGTATTTGAAGAAAGATCAGGAGTTTGTTATGTTGATATATGTTGATATAGACGGTACAATTTGTCATACTGAAGGTGGATACGATAATGCCAAACCAGATTATGATGCTATTGCTAAAATCAATAAACTTTATGATGAAGGTCACACTATTGTTTATTGGACCGCAAGAGGTGGTAATAGTGGTATTGATTGGATTGAATTAACAAAAAAACAATTAAATGATTGGAATTGTTTATATCATTGGCTTGAAACAGGTAAACCTTCTTATGATATTTGTATAGATGATAAGTCATTGAATTTTAAAGATATATTTTTTAGTGAGACTAATAAAATTACTGGAATATATCAAATACAATCTAAAGTTAAACCAGAAAGGATTTATATCGGAAGTGCGATTAATATTCATGTAAGATGGAATAAGCATTTGAATGATTTGCGAAACAATAGACATCATTCTCAAAAATTACAAAATCATTATTATAAGTATGGTGAATCAGACTTACAATTTTCAATAATTTTTAGATGCAAAAGAAATCAATTAATAATGTATGAACAACATTATTTAGATTTAATAAATCCATTTTTTAATAATAGAAAAAAAGCTGATAGTAATTTGGGAATGAAATATTCTGAAGAGCATAAAAGAAAAATTAGTGAATCGAATAAAGGAAAGAAATTATCGTCAGAACATATAAAAAAAATTGGTGAAACAAGCAAGGGGAGACATTTATCCGAAGAAGCAAAGCAAAAATTAAGAGATTTTAATAAAGGAAAGACGTTATCGGAAGAACATAAGAAAAAAATTAGCGAAGCAAATAAAGGAAAACAAGTTGGAAAAACGTTATCTGATGAGACTAGAAGAAAAATTTCTATTGCCAATAAAGGAAGAAAATTTAATGAAGAAACAAGAAATAAAATAAGTGAAAAGTTAATGGGAAATAAAAATTCTTTGGGTTTTAAACGTAAAAAGGAATTATGAATATTTGGACAAATGGATGTTTTGACATCTTACATACAGGACATATTAATTTATTGAGATATGCAAAGAATTACCAACCGGGTGATGTTCCACCTATTCTTGACCCAACAAATAAATTGTTTGTTGGACTTGACAGTGATGAACGTGTTAAAAGATTGAAAGGTGATAAACGACCTATTAATGATCTTAATACTCGGTTAACAATAATGAAGAATTTGAAGATGGTAGATGAAGTATTTATATTTGATACTGATGACGATCTCAGAAATTTGATAAGACATTTGGTGATTGATGTTATGATAGTTGGTGATCAATATAAGGATAAAGAAGTAATTGGCAGTGAAAACTCAAAATACGGGGTAGTTTATTATCCTGTAGATATGAGATCAACAACAAATATTATTGATAAAATAAAGAATTTATGATAGTTATTTATAGAAATATAATTTTTCTTTAAATTTAAGTATTTATATTTGATGTTAAAATCATTTAAATATCGAATTATGCCAACAAAGGCACAACAAGAACTAATAAATAAACATATTGGTAGTTGTAGGTTCGTATATAACTTAGCTTTAGAAACAAAACAAACCGCCTATGCTGGCAATAAGGTTAACTTAGATTGTTTTGATTTAATAAAACAACTTCCAGATTTAAAGAAAGAATGTGTTTGGCTTAAAGAAATAAATGCGCAATCATTACAACAATCAATAACACACTTAGACAATGCTTTTACAAAGTTTTATAAAGGACAAGCAGACTTTCCAAAATTTAAAAAGAAAAGTGTAAAACAATCATTTAATATACCACAAAATGCGATTATTGAAAACAATAAATTAATAATTCCTAAATTTAAAAGAGGTATTAAAATCATTTTACACAGAACATTTAAAGGAAACATCAAGCAAGCAACTATAAGTAAAACACCAACAGGAAAATATTTTGTTTCAATACTCGTTGAAAACAATGTTGCAAATCCAATTAAAACGACTATTAAAAGTAATTGTACTATTGGTATTGATTTGGGTATTAAATCTTTTCTTGTAACTTCCGATGGACAAGAATTCGATAATCCCAAATATTTACGTAGTGCTCAATCAAAACTAAAATACATACAAAGTAAATATTCAAAATATAAAGGTAAGAAAACAAAACATAGATTAGCAATTTTGTATGAAAAAGTTACTAATCAAAGAAAAGATTTTTTAAATAAGATTTCAATACAATTAATCAAGAACCACGATTGTATTGCCATTGAAAATCTTAACATTAATGGCATGTTACAAAATCACTGTTTGACGCAGTCAATAAGTGATGTTAGTTGGAGTACATTTGTTGATATGCTTAAATATAAAGCAGAATGGTATGGCAAAAATATTTTGCAAATAGGTAGATTTGAACCAAGTTCTAAGACTTGCCATGTTTGTGGTAACATTAATAAAGAACTAACATTAAAAGACCGTGAATGGACTTGTAAAATTTGTAATACAACACATGATAGGGATATAAATGCGGCAATAAATATTAAAAATTTTGCTTTAAAAAATTATTTGTGTACGGGACGTATACAAGAAAATCAGAACGAACTGCCCACATTGGTGGGAGTAATGACTTCTGAAACTAAATTAATTAGTAGTTCATGATAGTAGTAACTGGTGGTGAAGGATTTATTGGTAAAAACCTTATTGCAGAATTGCAAAGACAGGGTAATATTGGTGTTATTAGTCTTGACGTTAAAAATGAATCATTGGAATCAATTTATCAGTGGTTAATAGTACATGAAAAAGAAATTGATTGTATCTATCATTTGGGAGCAATTACCGATACCACAGAAATGGATAGAGAAAAGTTTGACAAATATAATGTTGAATGTTCAATATTTATCTGGAATTTATGTACTTATAATCAAATACCATTAATTTATGCTTCTAGCGCAGCTACATATGGTGATGGTGAAAAAGGTTTTGATGATGAAAAAGATATCATAAATTTAAAACCACTTAATCCATATGGTTGGTCAAAACAACAATTTGATATTTGGGTAGAAACACAAGAAAATTGTCCACCAAATTGGTACGGTCTGAAGTTTTTTAATGTTTATGGTTATGGTGAAGCACACAAAGGTAAAATGGCTTCAACAATATTTCATTTTACTAATCAAGCTACTATAAGTGATAAAGTGAAATTATTTAAATCGCATCGTTCTGATTATAAGGATGGTGAACAAAAAAGAGATTTTGTTTATATTGATGATATAGTTGATGTTTGTATATTTATGGGTACAGAAAAGCCATTATCTGGAATATATAATGTTGGTACTGGAAAAGCACGTAGTTTTAATGATGTTGCCAAAGCAGTTTTTTTAAGTCTTGCAAAACCGCCAAAAATTGAGTATATTGACACCCCAATTAAAATAAGAGATAAATATCAGTATTTTACTGAGGCTAAAATAAATAAATTAAGAATTGCTGGTTATAATAAACCATTTCATGAGTTGGAAGAAAGTGTTTTGAAATATGTAAATAAATTAATATATGAAACTTGGTAATATTATTTATGAAAAAGAATTGGTGAATCATACCAAAGTAGACTACATTAATTATATTAATGCACCTACTGAGTATGATAAAGTTGATAAATTATTGCCAACATTATACGTTGGTTGGTCTTTCATGAAAGCATGCAATCCTAATAATGAGATAATTCAAAATGCTGATATTTTAAAAAAGAAAATAATTTTTAATGAATTGTATTGGGAAATGAGCTTTGAAGAAAGCAAATCATCACATGTAAAAGGTGTTGAAAAATTTATAAGTTTAGTACCGCAGTTTTATTTTCAGCCAAAGTATACATATATTAATTTAGACCCAGTATTTTTTCAAATTCCCGATGTTCAAGGATTGATGGATGTAATACCAAAAGAAGAAGAAATTGATGCGCTTTATAATTTTAAAAATGAAATGCTTTATTTTCTTCATAAAGATAAAATTACAAATAAAAAAAATATTACTGGTATTAATTTAAAAATGTATGAGTTTTTTTTATTTGATGTTCAAGAAATACTTAGTAAAATTTCAGCAAGATCAAAAGTCATATATGAAGATTTACAGGGCGATGTATATCTATCATATTATAAAATACTTCCTAATTTCGCTTACCTTAAAAGATATCTAATAGTTATTTTGTCAAATTGAAAGCAACGTAGTATTTATATGAAATAATTATAAGTACTATGGAAAATAAAGTAGAAAAAGCTGTTAATGATTTTATTGCTCAACCAGCAGAAGAATTAACTGAAAAAACAAAAGAAGAAGACTCAAAAAAAGTTGTTCTTGATGAACGTGAAGGCTTGATTGAAAGGGTTGATAAAGTTTTTGTTACTAAGGACGGCAAACAATTATTAAGAGAAAGATATTAATATTCATTCGACAATGAAAAATGAAAAAAAGAGCAATCTTTTTGAGGAACATCTTAGAAAGATAAAACATCGTGTTGACTATAAGATCAACGAGTCTCCTAAATATCGTCCATTGGTCAATGATTCAGAGGAATATGATAAAGTTCCAGATAGCATTTACGCTACGAAGGATGGTCAACCTGTTCCTACGAGTCAGGGATTAACAATGGAAGCAGGTAATCAAGAAGATGTACCTAAACCAGATGGTCAAGAACCTCCTGCGCCTTCAAATGATCAACCACAAAACGCTGATGTACCACAAGCAGGTGCTCCTGTTGATGCTCCAGTACCAGCATTTGATAAAACTGGTGGCAATGATCAACTTCCACCGCCAGAAGAAGGTGGTGAACAAATAAATCCGATGGGTGATGAAATGGGTATTGGTGCTCCTGCTCCAGCACAAGAAGTTGATAATATACAAAACGAAATTATTAAGCATAATATTGAAGCAATGAAAAGCATTCATGATCAATTAGAAAGTCTTAATGCAACTGTTCAGGCTTTAAATATGCAATCAAAATCTCTTAGTGCTGAAGTTGAAGAAGTTCGTGAACCAACTAATACTGAAAAACTTATGAGTAAAAAGAACGTAAGTTATCCTTTTTATTTTAATTTAAATGATTTTTGGAAAGGTAATTGGTTTACGGATGAAAGAGAAAAACAACATGAAAAAGGTATAAATGAATTACCAGATGGTACATTTGTTGCAGACTTTGATGACTTACCACAAAAATCTAAGATTGATGTACAAAATAGTTTTAACGAGATATAATTTTGAAAGTTTTTAATGCATACGGTACTCCTGAACGTCTCTTTGAAATGATGAAGAGAGTTAATAATCTTAATGAAAATGTTCTTCCAATAGAGAAGAAAAATGAGGTTATTAAACAATTTATTGAATTTATAAAAGAAAAACTTAAATTTGGTGATAATATGCCAAATATTGCAATATCGTATGATGAAAAAGAAGCTGCTGGTATGCATTCTTTTGGTAAATACACACCAGAAAAAAATGAATTGAGAGTTGTTGCGGTGAATAGAAATTTAGCAGATGTATTAAGAACATTAGCACATGAATTAATTCATCATATGCAACGTTTAAAAGGAAATATAAATCCAGATTCAAACGCTACTGGTAGTGAGCAGGAAAATGAAGCTAATGCTCTTGCTGGTGTATTTATGAGAGAATTTGGTGCAAAAAATCCAATAATTTTTGAATAATAAAATAAAAACATGAAAGTATTTAAACCAATTGGTAGTAAAGAAAGATTCGCTGAAATATTTCAGGGAGTTACCAAAGTTAATTTAAATGAAGGATTTGGACAAAGTTTTAATCCACAAGCAGTACTTGATTTATCATTTACCCAACTTAAAAATGGACAACTTAATATTGTACGTAGTAATAGTCAAGCAAAGGGTGATCAAAGTTATGTTGAATTAGTTTGTAAAGACAAACAAGGCAATGATATTGTGTTTATATTTAAAGTAAATGCAAAAGGCGGTGATCAGGATGGTGTATTTAATGTCAATGACGTTGTAATGACTAGTTTTGCTTTTGATTCAACAACTAATGATGAATCAGTTGAAATGGATGAAAAAGGATTACAACAATTTAATGCAAAATATGGAAATGAATTATTTGATGTAATTGATAAATATATTGATGTTGAAGAAGAACAACCAGTAGATAGTCTTTATGAAGATGCAATTAAGAAAATTGATTCATATCCATTTGGTGGAACTCCTGAAAGAATGCAAACAAACGCAGCATATGGTGATGAAAAACCCATAAATCCTATAATAAGAGTAAAAGCACCTGAGTTAAATAAATTTGCACCAGTAAATGAAATAGATCAACCAGCAATGAAATTAAAAATGCAACCAATGGTTAAACCTACTACAGTTACTGAAGATATGAATAGTATTTTACATTATTCACAAGCTGCACGTGATGCAGGTAGTAAATTTAAATCAAAGTTAAGTGTAACTTATCAATATGTACTTGTTGATGCACTTAAAGAAATCGGTGTTAATGTTCGAAACATTGAAGACATTGATAATGCAAAATATCGCATTACTGCTGAATATCAGGGTGAACCACGTACATTTATAATTAACGGTGCTAAATTTGATAGTGCAATGAAGGTAAGGGAATTAATTAAGAAAGCATTAAAAATTGGTGTTCAAGAAACTTTATATGAAGCTGATGAAGTAAAAATGGGTGATTATCCAGACCCGCTGGGCAAAAAATTTAAACCAAAAGAACATTATCCTAAAAAAAGAAAAAAACCAACATCTTCTGTTAAACTAAGTGAAAATATAGAAGATGACGAAGTAGATGAAAAAAGTAAAGAACCTGAAGTTGGTGACGATAATGTTACTGATACAGAATTTATGGATACAGAGCGTAAAGGATTACAAGGTGATGGAGAAGAACAAATTTCGCATCAGCCAATGGATAATGAACCAGAAACTAATGATGAAAAACCTGTTCATGGCTTAGACCCACATGCTTCAGATGTAGAAAAACATTTACCAAATTCTGATGATGGTATGTCACATGAACCAGATGCTGATGAAATTGAACAAATCGCACAAGATAAAGAAGAAGCAGGTGAAATGATACCCGGTGGGAAAGGTGAAGGAAAATCACCACTTGAATTTGACCCAGAGCAAATATTAATGGGTATGAGAGTTGAAATGGAACATACTGATGACCCAATGGTAGCATTGGAGATCACATTAGATCATCTTACAGAAGACCCAGAATATTATACAACAAAAGATACGCCTAATGATTCAGCACAGGCAAATGCAAGCGCAGATGCTAATAGTGGCGAAGGTGATGATAAAGACATGGAAGATATTTTACTTGGATTTAAACCACATAATGTAGGTGATGAAGTACCTGATACAAGCAGAAAGCCGAAATTTGCTGAACCAGAAGAAACATCTGAAGAAGAACCTGAAACTACTGAACCAGAAAAGAAAGAAAATGAACTTGATGAATCAGTTAATAATAAAATCAATAATTTAATTACTGAAGAGCAAATAAAAATGGCAAAACTTACACTTAGTAACAGAAATATTTCAACTGGAATGAGTAAAAAGGAAGCAGTACAAATATTAATGAATAATAATTTAAAAAAGATATTATAATTATTGTAATTTAGAATAATAAAAAGACTACCAAGTGTAGTCTTTTTTGTTATGCGGGTATTTATATAGAAAAAGAACATGTCAATTTTTAGATCATATTTCAAAAAAAACGATACATTAATAAGTAGTAATCTGACCAACAACTCGCAAAATCCTGTTATGGAAGTATCATATGGTACGTCTGATAAAGAGTTAAGCAGATTTATTTTTGATGTGGACTTTGATGAATTGCGTGCTAAAATTGCTGATGGCACAATAAATCCAGCAAGAATAAGTGCGCATACATTACATATGACCAACACAATTAGATATGCTCCAGAATATCTTGGTAAAGCATCTTATCTTTCAAATATTAATAGAGCAAGCAGTTTTGATCTTAATTTATTTAATATAAATCAAAATTGGGATGAAGGTAATGGTTATGAATTTGATTACAGTAAAAACTTATTTCAATTTAGTTTACCTAATCAACCACCTAATTCATATTATGAAAGAAATGGTGTTATATTATCTGGTATTACAGGTACTACAATAACTGGAGTTACCATCATGTATAATTATTCACAAACATTAGATTTTACACCAAACAATCAACCAGTTAACTGGTTTCAGGCAAGTGGAAATACTTTTTGGACAAAAGCGGGTGCATATATTAGTGGTGTAACACAGATAATTGGAAGTGAACATTTTGAAAAAGGTGACGAAGATATTGAAATCGATGTTACTGATTATATAAATCAAAGATTATTTGGTACAGGTTATACTGGTACTTCAGCATTTACTGGCAGTTCATTTGGTCTTGGCATTAAATTTCCTGATAGTTTTGAAGCACTTGACCCAACAATGAGGCAAGCAGTTGCGTTTCATGCAAAACATACTAATACTTATTATGAACCATATATTGAAACATTAATTGATGATAATATTAAGGATGATAGAAATTATTTCTATCTGGACAAAGATAATGATTTATATTTATATGTAAATGTAGGTGGTTTTCAGCAAAATATTACTGTAAATAAAGTAGATATATATGATTATGAGGATAATTTGGTTACAACACTTAGTGGCAGTTCAATTGTTCATGTAAGTAAAGGTATTTATAAAATCACTCTTAATATTGATTCAAATACATATCCTGATGCTGTTATATTTAAAGACATATGGTCATTAACTGTAAATAGCAGAACTACAACACATGAAGGTGAATTTTATTTAATTTCTCCATATAAATTTTATGATTTTAGTAATGCTAATCAGATTAATTTTGAAAATTATTTCTTTTATTTTTGGGGAATTAGTGAAAAAGAGAACATTAGAGCAGGTGTAACAAAAAAAATTAAGTTAACTATCAAAGAACTCTATGCAAATCAAAATAATTTCTTACCTTTGGATATTGAATACAGATTATTTACAACCATAGGAAAAAAATATGAACTTGATTTAATACCATTTACTCCAGTGAATAGAACAAACAAAGGATATGAGTTTAATCTTGACACTTCATGGCTGATTCCGCAGGATTATTATCTTCAGATTAGAATGAAAAATGGCGACTATTATGAAAACAAACAAACACTTTCATTTACTGTTGTTTCTAATGGTAGTTTCGTACAATAAAATCAATAAAAAATTATAAAATTTCTTATTTTTATTTAGTCTAAATAAAAAAAGTCTTGTATTTATAGAAAATGAAGGCTATATTTGTAGCACAATTTTTATAATTGAAAAATAACTTTACTGTAAAATTTTATTAAAATGGCAGAAAATGAAAATGTGACAAACGCTCAAAGTAACGATTTGTCAGAATTGAAAAAGATGTTCTCTGATTATCAGAACAAACAAAATCAGAAAAAACGTAAAACAAGTGAGGAAATCTTGGCGAAATATTTCGTCCCTCGTAAAACCAAAGAGATTTTTAGAATTCTCCCCTGCAAACATGGTAAAAAACACATTGAAGAAGCATTCTTTCATGTAGTTACTACTAACGCATCTGGTGGCAAGAAGAAACATGGAACTGTTGTCTATTGCCCTGCTCACAATGACCCTAAAGTTCCAAAAATGGTAAACGGAAAACAGGTATTTGACACTAATGGTCAACCTATTATGATTCCTGCTCCATGTCCTTTGTGCGATAAAGCAAAGAAAATCCTTATTCAACAGAATCCTTCATTAAAAGGCAGAAAGAAAGAAACTTTGAACACAGATGAATTAGCAATCTACGAAAAAAACAAACTTATTTTCACTGAAGCTAATAAATGGGAAGCAAAAAAATTCTACATTGTTCGTGGAATTGATAAGGGTGCAGAAAAAGATGGAGTTAAATTCTGGAGATTTAAGCACAATTTCAAAAATCAGGGCACACTTGATAAATTACTTCCAATACTTCAAGAGTATATGGATATTAATCAAGCAGATTTTGCTGATGCAAAAAATGGTACTGATTTAAGTATTACAATGGCTGATAGTGAATTCAACGGTCACGTTTACAAACAAATATCAGCAATTTCTTTTCGTGGTAAATCACCACTTCACACTGATGCTCTTGTTATGCAACAGTGGCTTGATGATAATATTACATGGAGAGAAGTATTTAAGCCAAAACAAGCACCTCTTGTTACTCCTTACGAGTTTCTTGTAATGATTGCAAATGGTACTAATCCTTATTGGGATGATACTGATTCAAACAACAAGCATTGGGTATTCCCGGATCGTCCTGATTTAGAGGAAGCAGCCAATACTCGTAATCGTAATCTTGATGCAGACGAAGATGCAGCATTTGAACAGGCATCTGATTTAATTGATGAAGAATATCCACGTGTTACAATTAGCAACATTACTCCCAACAATGTTGGGGAATATAAAGATGATGCAATTAACGTTGGAGAAGCAGCATTAAAATCAACTTCCACAACTCAAAGTGCTCCAGTTATTCCAGATAAACAGGAAGAAAACAATACTTCGAATAATGAGTATGATGATTTACCTTTCTAGGATGTAACTAATAATTAATTAAAAAGGGGAAATTTTTCATTTCCCCTTTATTATCTTACAATAAATTTTAAAAAAATGGCAAAAGTAATAGAAGAAGTACCTTCAAATGATAAGGTACGCAAACCAACAGCTAAGAAAAATTTTTCACTTGATAATTTTAAGAAAAAAGCAAATGTTGATGATAGTCCAGATAAACCATTAGTTTGGATACCAATGTCTGAAGGTTTTAAAAAAGCAACAGGCTTACCCGGTTTCGCTAAAGGTTATGTTAATCAAGTTCGTGGACATACAAATACAGGTAAATCAACAGCAATTTGTGAAGTACTTGTAACAGCACAAAAAATGGGAATTTTACCAATTCTTATTGATACTGAAAACAATATGGGAAAGGGTAGTTACAGATTAACTGAATTAGGATTTGATTTTGATAACTATATTAGAGTTGATAATGATTATCTTCTTCAAAATTTTGGTAAAGTACAAGATAAAGACAGAAAAGAAGCTGCAATTGAAGACCTTGCAAAATGTTTTTATTATTTTCTTGATTTACAAGCAAATGGCGACCTACCATATGATTTATTATTTGCAATTGATTCAATTGGTACGTTAAATTGTATTAAAACAATCAATGCACAGGAAAAAGATGATAGCCAGAATAATATGTGGAATGCTGGTGCGTATGAAAAAGCATTTATGTATTTATTAAACAATACAATACCAAGTAGTAGAAAAATCAACAGACCATATACAAATACAGTAGTTGCAGTTCAGAAAATTTGGATTGATAATATGAATAAAGGTGTTGTTAAGCATAAAGGTGGTGAAACATGGAATCTGGGTGCAAGACTTATATATCATTTTGGTGGTATTGTAACACATGGAACAAAGGCAGCAACTGCAGATAGTAAAAAACGTACTGTTAGTTATGGCATTGAAACTAAAATCAGTGTTGCTAAAAACCATATTGACGGACCGCTTGGTGGAATATCAATGCAGGGCACAATTATTTCAACCCCGCTTGGTTTTGTAGCACCTGAAGATATTGATATATTCAAAAAACAGCATATATTATATTTTCGTAATTTATTTGAAGATGATACTATTAATGCTGATGATCTTACGTTATCAACAAAAAATATTGATGCTAATGGTAAAATATCATTTGAAGATGATTTAATTGAAAAAAGTGCAGGTGAAGAAGTGGGAGAAGCAATAGAATGAAAAATATTGGTGGATAGTAAATAAGCTATCTACCAATTTTTAATTATGAAAAAACCATTTAAATATTGGAATAATAAAAAAAGATGCCAAGAAGAAGCATTAAAATATTTTACACGAACCGATTTTAAAATTAATTCAAATGGTGCATATGAAGCATGTTTAAGAAATAATTGGTTAGATGAAATTTGTTGGCATATGATAAAAACTGGTAATAGATATAATAAATGTGTTTATGTTTATGAATTTCCAGATAATTCAGTATATGTTGGTATAACATATAACATAAATAAAAGAATTCGTGATAGAAATAAAAGTAAAACTGATTCAGTTATTTTACATATAAATAAAACGGGATTAATTCCAAAATTAATACAAATAACTGAATATATTCCTGTTGACTTGGCAGTAAAATTAGAATTTGATTATATTAATAAATATAATAATGATGGATGGAAAATATTAAACAAAGTAAAAGCGGGAAGTATTGGTAGTGTTAAAAAATGGACAAAAGAAAAATGTGAAAATATTGCATTAGAATATAAAAATAGAAGCGATTTTAGAAAATTTGCCAATGGTGCATATCAATGTGCGTTTGTCAATAATTGGCTTAATGATATTTGCTTACATATGGTAAATAAAATAAAACCACGTAATTATTGGACTAAAGAGATGTGTAGATTAGAATTTCTAAAATATAATACAAAAAATGATGTAAAATTAAATTCAGTAACTGCATATTCAGTTGCCCATAAAAATGGTTGGATTGATGAATTTAGTAAGCATATGATTAAAAGAAAAAAAATATGAAAACACGTACATTATTGGTTGATGCTTCGTATTTACTTAAACGTTCATTTCATGGTGCTAAAAATGTTTATACACAATCATTTGGACATATAGGAGGACTTTATAGTTTTTTTACCACTATTAGAAAGTTAATTAAGGAGCATATGATAAACAAGGTGGTCCTTACGTGGGATGGTGAGGGTGGCGGAGTTCAACGTTATCGTATTGACAGAGAATATAAAGCTAACCGCAAAAATAAAGAATGGTATAAAAAAATAGAAATGTCTGCTGCAGAAATACGCAGAGAAAAAGATAAACAGGATTCAATTTTAAAGCAAAGACAGAGTATAAAAGCATATGCTGAAGAACTTTTTTTAAGACAAATTGAAGTGGATGATACGGAAGCTGATGATATAATTGCAGCATATTGTCTTAAATATAATAACAAAGAAGAAATTTTTCTTTATTCAAATGATAGAGATTTTGCACAATTATTGGATTTAAATATTACAATAATATTTCCAAATATTGAGCAACCAGTAACAAAGACAAACTATATAATGTATTTTAATCATTATTATTCAAATGCATTAATTTTGAAAATAATATGTGGCGATACTTCAGATAATATCAAAGGAATTGAAGGAATGGGAGAAGATACTTTATTAAAATATTTTCCAGAACTGAAATATAAGCACATGACAGTAAGAGAAATTTGTAAAAGAGCTGATGAAATCAATAAAGAAAGAATTTTAAATAAAAAGAAACCATTAAAATCATTTGAAAATTTATTAAATAATATTGATAGATTAAAAACAAACTTCAAATTAGTTAATCTAAGAGAACCAATACTTAATGATCAGGCAAAAGAAGCAATGCTGGTATTGGAAATGCCATTATTAAAAGAGGAAAGAGGAAATGCATATAAATTAATGATTGAAGACGATTTTTTAACAGTATATGGCAGTACATTTGCTCAATATATTGAGCCGTTTTATACTGTGATTACAAGCGAAGAGCATTTGCTTTCAGAGTATTATAAAAACAATAAGAATAATTTATAAAAGTCTTTCTATTTAGAAAGATTCTAAATACATTTGTATAGTTTATTAACAATTTAAAAAAATATAAAGATGAACGAAAAGGAACATAGTAATTTATTTAGGTTTTCACTGTATCAGGAAAATGTTATGTTGTGTGAGAAAGTATTTGATGCTGATAAATGTAATCCATTTACGAGATATTCAATTGATATTAGAGACATTTTACCAAGATCAATTACTAAATTACAAAAGGTACTTTCCAGAAGAACATATGAAACTAGTATTAGTGTTGGTGAAGGCAGCGGATATGAATTGTATGGTTATTATCAGACTATGGTTAATGCATATCCAAAACAATATAGAGAAGGTATGGAATATAACCCGCAGCCAATTATCCAGCAAATTGAAGAAAAGACAATTCGTGGTGTTGAATGTAAAATCGGGTTTTATATTAATGATAAACCGATTGTTGAAAGAATATTTTATGTTGATGGTTTTAATCCAGTTGCAAGATGGTCAACTGAATTAATTGATGAAGTATGTAGCATTACTAATATGATAAAAGTTAAAATTTTACATACTGACGTTAAAAATATGTGGGATGATTATGATTTAATTAACATTAAAGGATTGTCTATTAATCAAATAAGAGAACTTTCTCCTATCAAAAGAGAAGAAATGTTGAGGCGACTTAGGCATAACTAAGTAAAATAATCATTATTGGAGATAGTTACTGAATTCCAATTAGAAGATAAGTCAATTATTAGCAATAACAGTATCTTTTAATTCAGTAACTGTCCCCTATTCTTAATACACATATTTAATGAGTGAAAATATTGACAATACCCTATCAGCGTATCTCGGTCCGGAATTTCAACAACGTCTTATGTGGCAATTATTGGTTGAACCAGAATTTGCTGAAAAGACAATTCCAAATTTAGCAATTGAATACTTTGATGACCCAAATCTTAAAAGACTTTTTATTATAATTCTGGAATATTTTAAAGAATTTGAAAAAGTACCAAATCTTCAGAATCAAAGTATATTTCAAGCAATTAATAAATATAAAAATCCTAACAATACAATTGAGGAAGAATCGTTATTTGCTGTAATCAAACGTATTGAAATGTGGAATGAAAGAATCATTAATAAACAATTATTATATGATGGAGATATTGTACAAAGACAAACAACAGATTTTATTAAACAACAGGAATATAGAAAAATTGCTGAAGGAATTATTGTTAAGGTTAAAAATGGTGAGATAAAAAGCAAATATACTATTGCCAAAATAGAAGACGATTTTCAGAAAGTTGCACATATTGGAGATGATGAAGATTATGGTATTAATGTTTTTGATAATATTGATCACGCATTGAGAAAAGAATTTCGTCAGCCAATTGCAACTGGTGTACATGTTATTGATGCTCTTACTGGTGGTGGTTTGGGTAAGGGTGAAATAGGCGTGATACTCACGCCCAGCGGGGTTGGAAAAACGACCTTGCTAACAAAAATAGCTAATACTGCATTTGATGAAGGCAAAAATGTTGCTCAAATTATCTTTGAGGATACTAAAGAACAAATTCAACGTAAACATTTTGCTATTTGGGCAAATTCTGCTTTAAGTAAAATGGATGAAGAGGAAGAAAATAGTAGAGTCAATAAAGTTGCACATGACAAATGTGAGAAAATGATAGGCAAAGGTTGTTTAATGGTTAAAAGATTTAGTCAGGAAAATACCACAATTGTTGATATTCGTAAATGGATGATTGGATATCAGAAAAAATTTGGTATTAAGTTTGATATATTGGTACTTGACTATTTGGATTGTCTTGAACCACATAAAAAATCTCCTGATAGAAATGAAGCTGAACTTGTAATTATCAAAGGATTTGAAACATTGGCTGCCGATTTTGATATACCTGCTTGGACTGCAATACAAACCAATCGCAGTGGTTTTAATGCGGAATATGTGGAAGCATATCAAACTGGTGGTAGCATTAAAAGAGTACAAAAAGCACATTTCTTCATGAGTGTAGCTAAAACCAAAGATCAGCAAGAAGCAAGTTTAGCTAATATTAGAATTATTAAAGCCAGATTTGCAAAGGATGGTCAGGCATTTGATGATTGTATATTTAATAATGATACATTACAAATTATTATTGAAGATAAACGATATCCACTGCAGGTTAAAGGAATAAAACATAGCGATACTGAAGATATAAATTTACTTGATAAAAATGTAACTGAAATACAGAAGAAATCATCGGACATTAATATACATAGTGCACTTAGTAAACGTGAAGAAAGTTTGATAAGTCGAATTAATGACCCAGCATTAATTAATACAATATTAGATAAAGAAGCACCAATAGATACTGAACAATTCTTTAAAAAGAATGATAATACTGATAATGAATATACTGAAACAACTAAAACTGAAGAACTTTTTGAAATAGATGGTAATATAGAAACAAAAATTGAAAATAAGAATGTAACTGAAAATACAACAGAAGAATTAAATAATGCAATGTCACAGCCTTCTGGCAGGGTATATTATATGAATCCAGCCATTGGTATGCCGAAAAAAGATGATTTATTAGATTGGAGTGGAGAAACATTTACTGTAAATAAAACTGAAATTGAGGTAAAATTAGAAGATTTACCATTAAAAGAAACAAATATTAAAGAAAATAATATTATTGAAGAAGTAAAATCTTCTCCACCAAAGCAAGAAAATATTATTCCAAAAGTAACTTTAAGTCCTGAAGAAATTAAAAAAATTGAAGATGGTTTT